TATTCCTTGAGCAACATCATCAACATTGACCCATCTGACTGCTTCAGCACAATGCTTGAGTTTTGGTCTGATAATAATACAATGGCTCAGGGCTATGAGTACTTTGACAACTGGAAGCAAAAGGTTAGGATAGGCCTTAATGGTGGAGGCGAAAAGCCCATCATTGAGGAGAACTTATACCGGCAGAGCAATGGTGTCCATAGGCGGCCTCAGAACAAGCAGGATTTATCGTTAGATTTGCATACGGATTTCTTTGACCTAGAGACACAGTTAGCGATGACCGATGCCACCCGGCATCCATACTTAATCTGGTCAGGAAAACCAATCTTTGTGAAGGGGGATATTGAAGTAGCCACCATTCAAGATTTCACCACACAAAGCTCTTTTGAGACTTTATCACAAATGAAGTTTCAGGCACTCCTTCAGGGCTTTCAGCCCAAGAACTCAAGCTGTTTAAACTGCTAACAACAATGTCAATTTTCTCACTAACATGCCCCGATGTAGGGTGCTATCAAAACTTTCTCTGCGACCCAGAGTTTCAAAATAAGATCGTGGCGGTGGCCTATGTTCGCAAATCCGCTGCCCTTACTGCCCAGGAGAAATCTACTGCTGACCTTTGGATAGCTGCTCTCTATGACCGCTATCTAAGCGGAGAGGCTTACCTTGTGTTTAACACTTCAGGGGAGAAGCCAAAGCCTGAAACAGCTACAACTGCTGGCCGAGGCATGCAGAACACTAAGGCACTTGCCAAGACTCACACATTGACCTATCAGGATATGCAAGGAGTTGTACAGTCAAATGTACAGTTCTACAATGACATCCTTGGCTCAGCTCAAAACTTCGACTTTTACTACTTCACTCCCAATCGCATCTGGGATGCCTCAGGTCTTTATGTGACTGTTATCGGTGACCCAATCATCACTGCTGACCTTAACACTTACCAGCAGGCTGAAGTAGTTGTAAACTGGGTGAGCAAGGTTAATGCTCTGCCTTATGAGTTCGATACTGATACATTCCTCGAAGGCCTCTACTACATCATCAGCTTTACCGGCAGTTCAGGAAGCACCTATGTTGGCAACACCATAACAAGTGCATGCGAAGACCCACAGACTGTCACCTTTACAGGAGTGCTGAACATTGGAGCTATCTCTGGTGCGCCTGAGCAAGTTTGGTCAATTGAGCAGCAGAGTGGCAGTGATGACATCACCGAGATTGGACTTGACATTGATGCCGAGACTGGTGATCTCACTTGGAATCCTGTCGGCTTCATTGGCACTTATATCTTTACCGTGACCGTTACCAATGAATTTGGTTGCGTCTTCGGGCAGGAGACTATCACACTTAATGTAGATTGCGGAGCTTAATTTAAAAAGCTAACATGGAAGAGTTAATCGGGGTACTACTATCGAAATTGCTTGACCGGAAAATCCGGGAGGGCAGGCACGACTATATTGAGGAGGCCAGGGAAAAAGCTGAAGAGCTTGAGTATCATTTCGAAAATGAGTACCCCGAAAGACTCCTCAATTCACAACATCCATCGGAAGAGCCATGGATGAAAGACTATCGCAAGAAGCGGTGGCAAGCACCAACCACAACTGCCACAGGCAGAGTCTATACATTCCTTCAAAAGATTCAGCAGGCTGATGACTTTAAAATCACCTTTGAATCTGACTTTCAAAAGACAGGCATAGCCGAGCGCATAGGCCTCTACAATAATACCTTAAAGCACTATGTGACCGAGGAACTGCCTAAGACTGGCAGTCTTGAGACATGGCTTTTCAATGTGTTCTTAAAGACATATCTAAAGGACAGTAATGCCGTTGTAATTACAGTTCCTGACTTTGAGGAATTTATTAAAGACCCATCAGCAGTAACTACATTAGACTGGTCAAGGCCTTACCCTCAGATAATTGAAAGCGAAGACCTCATCTGGGAGGATGAGAGTTTTGTCATCACTAAGGTTGAGGATTATGTGGACATGAACCGCAAGAAGTGGGATCAGTTCCTCTGCATCACAACAGAAGGCCTAATGCTCTTCAGGCAGGTCAATCAGTACACCTATGACCAGCCATTTCAGGTATTCATTCTGCCCTATCAGTTCGGCTACTTGCCAGCATGTAAAGTAGGCAACATCATTTATGAAGAGGAAGATGGAAAGTTAGTCTATGACTCAGTCCTTGCGCCTTGTCTGCCCTCATGGAATGAAGTGCTGTTCAGGACTGATGACCTGAATATACTTTGGGCCATGCATGCGCTTCCTCAGAAGTGGGCATTGAAGATGTCACCATGTAAGACATGCAATGGCACAGGGATAAGAACTAACAGAAAGGATGAGCGAGTGAGCTGCAACGATTGCTCTGGCTCAGGAAGGGCAAGTTCATCACCTTTCGGCCTGATGGAAATCAATATCGACCGGGTGAGTGCTGTTAATCCAAATCCCCTTGTGCCGCCAGTGCCTCCGGCAGGCTATATTGAGAGGCCTGTGGAGACAGTTAAGCTATTCCAGGAGGACATCCTTCAGAAGGAGTTTCAGGGATTCAAAGCCATTGGCCTTGAGTTGCTCGGCCAAATCCCAGCAGCTCAGTCAGGGATAGCAAAGGAGTATGACCGGAAGGAGCTAAACACCTTCTGCTTCTCGGTGACCGTTCACCTGGCTCAAGTGTATCGCAAGGTCTGTTTCTACATCATGCTCCAGAGGTATAATGCACTTTTTGCATCTTCCTTGATGGACAGCGATAAGATACAGGCAGCACTTCCTCAAATCACTGTACCTACCGACTACGATGTTCTAACCTCTGACATGGTAGCTGAGCAGCTCAAAAAGGCAGTTGAAAGCAAATTCAATCCATTGATTACATCAGGGATTGAAATGGATTATGTTGAGAAGCTCTATGGCGAGAATAGCATCCAGAAGACATACCTTAAGCTCTTGAGTAGTCTTGATCCTTTGCCATTCAAAAGCACAGATGAAAAGACAGTGCTGTTGGCAAGCAATGGCTGCTCACAATTAGACTACATCCTAAGTGCCAACCTCGCAGGATTTATCACTCAGAAAGTGGAAGAGGATGCGACATGGTATGATAAACCATTCAATGTGCAGAGGGCAGAACTCTATACAATGGCTGCTGAGAAGCAGGCTCAGATTAGGATTGGATTAGTGCCAATAATGCCTGAAGGCCTATAAATGGCAACACCTACTGAGTTAATCAAGCAGATTCAGGAATTACAGCTGGCAATAGAGAGCCGGATGGATGAGGCATTGCCGAGAGTGTTTGCCAAGCTATCTGACCAGGTGATTGACTTGGCCTCTGATTTATCCTTAGACCCTAAGGACAGGGCAAAGTCACTCAAGGAACTGATAAAACTCAAGAAGGACATTGCCAACACCATCATTACGAATGCTCCATATCAGCTTCAGGTTGCTGAGGTCATTAAGGGTTTTGAGATGCTGGCTGAACTTAGCAATGAGTACATTACGATTGCCATAGGTGATTTCAAACCAAAGAAGGCACTCTATGAGGCAATCCTTGAGGCTAACATAGCCACTACAAAGGATGCGCTACTAGGTGCAGGCATTCGTGAGAACTTTGGCACAGCAATTCAGGAGGTACTCAAGGACAACATCGCAGGCGTTGGCTCACGCTCGGAGCTTAACAAGACATTGCGCAAGTTTATTGAAGGAAGCCCACAAGATGCGCCATTCCTTAACCGCTACATTAAGCAGACAACCAATGATTCAGTGATGACATTCAATGCCGAGTACATTCAGACTATTGCTGAGGACTTGGATGTAGAGTATTATTATTACCAAGGCACACTGATTGCAGACTCAAGGCCATTCTGCGTATCAAGAGCAGGCAGATACTTCACTACCGATGAGGTAAAGGCATGGCCCAATCTCAAAGGCTGGCAAGGAAGGATGGCAGGAACTAACAGCAGCACAATCTTTATTTACCGAGGCGGCTACAATTGCCGCCATCAGTTGTGGCCTGTGTCCAAAGAGCAGTATGATGCTGCTAAGGAGAAGGGCAGGACTGGCATCAGATGACTTCAATTTGTAGGCAACTGGTTACAATTTGTAACCAGTTCCATTTTGTCACACTTTCACCCTACTTCACCACCCTACCTTTTCTCCCTATAAGCGAGAAGTAGGGAGATGGGCTTTAGATGCTTCTGCTCAATGACCTTGCGAAGGCCATAGCCTAGGTTCTGCTCAGTCATGACCTCATCCATGCTCTGCCTTCTGATGTAGCCTTGAATGATGACCTCTGCTGCCCCTTCCATGGCCCAGCATAGAATGTAGATGTGAGCATCTAACTTATCATTCATATTGAATACTAACCTGCCTGTCTTATACTTGGTAGTCTTGACTTGGATGTTATACTCATCCATCATCAGGTCAATCCCTCCATCACCTTCTAGGCCACAAGACATATCCATTGGAATTTTCAGAGCCTTACTTACAGCATATTCACCCATGACACCGAGCATGTCAATTGTCTCCCTATCATTGCCCCATTGCTTCTGTGGCCGATTAGGATTGGCCTGATCCTTCAGGAAGTGTCTGCCATTGGCAAGCATCAGCAGCAGACCCATTTCTCGTGATGTGAATGTTATCTTCAACGGCCATAGAGGATTACAAAAGTAACTCATAAAGTAGGATATTTACGCTATGAAAAAGGCATCAAAGGAGTCATCAATTAAGATTAGCTTCGGTAAGCGCAGAGAAGGCCAGCACCGGAAGGGCAGAAAGCCAAAGGGAGGTAAAGCAAAGAAGTACAGAGGGCAGGGCAGATAATGTAAAGTGAATACCTAATTAAGTGTAAAATGGCTGAGAAGAAGTTTAAGACCAAGGTCGGAGGCAAGACCGTAAAGTTCGGGGCAAAGGGCTACTCCATTGCTCCTGGCACAGCCAAGGGTGATGCTTATTGCGCAAGGTCAGCAGGGATTAAGAAGTGCGCAAAGCCGCCTTGTGCCAATGATTTGAGCCGTAAGGCTTGGGGCTGCGTTGGCAAAAAGTCAGTAAAAAGTGCAGCCAAAAAATTCACTCGCATTAAGTAACTTTACTTCGTGATTAAGCCACTCAAGCACTTTAAGATTACAGAGTTTGACTCGCCTGATGCTCCTGGCTCAGGGGTTAAGATGCAGTCTAAATTCCTGCAAATGCTAGACAATGCTCGCAGCATTGCCGGAGTGCCATTCAAAGTAAACTCAGGCTATCGCACAGAAGCTCATAATAAGAAGGTAGGAGGAGTGGCTGATAGTAGTCATGTTCAGGGATGGGCAGCTGATATAGCAGCTACCTCCGGCACACACAAATTTCAAATTGTGAATGCTCTGCTCAAGGCAGGATTCACTCGCATAGGCATAGCAAGTGGATTTATCCATTGTGATTGCGACCCTAATAAGCCTGACCAGGTGATCTGGACATACTAAGAATGACTCACGAACTAAGGGAGGAGCTAGTTAAATTCGTTTATGATACTCCTGCCTATGGAGCAATCATACTCACTAAATTGGCTAACCCAGAACCACATTTCTATAATCCCGGAGAGGAATGGCTATACCATCACGGATGGTCTTTGATACTAGTTTATCGCATTTACCGCATGATTCTGGACATCCACAAGGGATATCAGGAGAAAGTCTTATGGCATAATGAACTGGGTGAGCTTGTGCCAATGTCGGGCTACGCTAAATTATTACTGCAAATAAAAAAGCTACTGCTATGGAAATAAATAAGGATACATTCATTCTATTCTGCCTCTTCATTCTCTATATTGGAGGCGATATTTATACAGCCAGAGTTGAGCATCGGAAGTTGGAAGGCCATATTATGGAAAATGATTCCTACATTCTCGCATCATCAGTGCGATTGCAGAGAAATGAGGACACGGCTGATAGCCTTAGAAAGCAAATTAATGCGCTTGCAAAGTCAGTTATCTATATCGACTCATGCAACCAGGCGAAAAATCACAAGCAGGAAAGGGCGGAACGGAGGGGCAGATTCGTCGGGGGGCTTCTGAAAGGACTGTTTCCGGGCATGTGAGTCATGCACTATTCAGTAAGCGCATGCAAGTCTATGCCTACACCTGCACCTCTGTTGTGCTTGTTGGCTTGCTTGCTGGAGTCGGTTGGCTTTATAAGATTGAGAAAGTAGAGCCATCAGATTCTGTCCTGATGTTCATTCTGGGGCAAGTTCTTTCTGCATGGGTAGCCCTAACGAACAAGATATTTCGCATCACTGCCCCTAACATCGGCAGTCATGATAATTGACTATTTTTGTGACTATGAATTGCTTGCAAGACTACATTGGATTGAAGGGATGCACTGCTGATGCACCTTTGTCTGGCCTTTACATCAATGACTATCCGGGCATGAGTTCGGAGCTGCTCGATAAGATTGCCACTCCTGAGCAGGCCTCTTATGTAGGCATGTGGAACTCGGCTCAATCAGTGAGTTATGTGCGCATGAAGCGTGATGTGCAAGCTGCACTGTTCACATCAGCAGAGGCTCAGCTTGATCAAGTGCTATTCCAGACTCGCAAGCAATTCGTGCAGCAGTGGCAGCAGGTGCAAGTTGTGCCAGAGGAAGCCATCCTGAAAGGGGCATTTGTCAGCATTCAGGGCAGCAAGTATCTGGCCCTGAGAGTAAAGCAAATCTACATTTACAATGCCGGCCCTGCTGTTGCTGGCATTCCTTGGTATGTCTTCCAGACACAGGATGGCAAGATATTAGACCAAGGCACTGCTGACCTTGTTGAGGGCATGAACTATGTGCCAATCAATGCGGAGTTCTACTCTGACTTCGATAAGATTAACATCATGGTGGCAGTTGATTGTACATTCCTGCCAACAACCACAGGCATGTTTACCGATTGGGGCTGGAATCAGATGGACATAGAGTGCGCTACTCGCTTTACTTACCTCTGGCGCAATGGCTGGAGCATCTTCCCTGTGACTGCTCCGCTAGGCTATGGGTTCGGGGATAGCTGGAGTCAGGACAGCAGCCAATCAGGAATCTACATTGATGCTCAATTAGTCTGCTCACTTGATAGCTTCATCTGCCAACAGAGGGAATTTCTCGTTGATGCCTGGGCAAATCTGCTGTGCTACCAGATACTCTGGCAGAAGGTAGCCTCACCGAGGGCTAACTATTTCAGTCAAGGCAACAGAGAGTTCACCGAGCGAGCTATGGCAACCTTCTTAGATGGCTATCAGCAGAGCTTGGCTATTTGGGCGAGGCAATTGAATCTTAGAGGTGAAGGCCTGTGCTTTAATTGTGATAATGCTGGCCTGATTCAGCAGGGATTTGTCAGGCCTTAGACTTACGGCATGTACGGAAAATTGCCGTACAAAAATGTAATGTCATAACTTTACTTTTTGACAATTTTTGTCAAGACATAACTTGACAATATATCACGCAATATTGCGTATAGAGTATAGTTACCAGCAATGCCAGCGACAGTGCTAAAACAACCGCAGTTGTGATTTAAAGTCATTAAAACGCTTTTCTTGTTTCTCATAATATTCTTGGTCTATTTCAAATCCTAAA